GCTGTCGTTGCCCAGGGTGGTCGGCACCTGATTGGTGCTGACGTAGGGGAAGCCCAGAAGCGTCCCGTTCCGCATCTCGTCCATGAAGTAGAAGTTCCCGGTGGAGTCGCGGACGGACATCAGGAAATACTTCGTCCGGGGGGCGAAGCACCATCCGGGCCGGACGAACGGGATGTTCGCCTCCTCGAGCTTGCGGGGCAGGGCGAACAGATCCTGGATGACCAGGGTCAGGTCCGACCCGTCGGCAGACTGCGCGGGGACGATGTTCCCGGCGGGGATCCAGGCGTCGACGCCCTTGGGGGCCTGACCCGTTCCGGTTCCGAGCAGGAAGGCGGCGTCTTCGGCGACGGCGAACGAGTTCACCATGTCGTCGCGGGCGACACCATCCACGCGGGGATCCGAGAACAGAAGCAGATCGTTCGACATCGGCACCGTGGCCCGGAGCTTCTTCCAGGACGCGGTGATCGACTGGAACACCTGCTGCTGGGCGCGGTCCGCCTGATTCTCACCGATGTACTGTGCGGTCACACCGGCGGTGAGCTTGGGGACGGTCATCGTGCCGTTCGGCATCGGCATGACCGTCGCGCCGAGCGTCCTGACCGCCACCCGGTTGTAGAGCAGTTCGATCAGGTCGTTGGAGTATCCGGGCGGGATGATGAATCCCCCGGCGGTGTTGGGGGCGGTCATCAGGGCCTTCTCGATGTTCTCCCCCAGGCCCAGGGACTTCGCCGCCTCGGCCGCGGCCTTGGCGTTGCCACGACCCGCCGCCCACGCACGGGCGAAGCGACCGGCCATGATCCCCTTCTCGGTCTTCTGGTCTTCGGCCTTCGCGGTGAGCGCCTTGATCTGCGCCTCCAGGCCCGACAGACCTTCCTTCGCCTTCTCCTCCTGCTCCTTCCGGAACTCGGCGAAGGCTTCCATCACCGTCCCCTTGGCGGCTTCGGTGATGAACCCTTCCAGCTGCTCCTTCAGTTTGATGTCCATACGTCCGTCCTTTCGCTCCTCTCGACTACGACGACACCAGGGTTAGTCGGGCAGACGCCCGTCCATCTGTGTGCGACCGTGGTTCACCGCCTCCTTTACCGCTACGCCGACCAGACCACGCAGGTCGTCCTTTCCCAGTCCATACGTCTTCTGGAGTTCCGCTTCCAGTTCGTCGTCGGTCGTCCCGTCCGGCGTGATCGCCTTCACCAGATCGGCGATCCCCACCTTCCCGTCGTCACCTTCGTCGGCGTCGACTTCGGGCAGGGCCGACAGGACGTCGGCCAAGTTCGACAGGGCGTCCCGCAACCGGGCTTCGTTCTTCCCGGACAGGACGCGACCCACCTTCTCCAGGATGTCGACCACGCCCCGCAGCTGCTCAGGGACGGCCCCTTCCCCCTCGCCTTCGCCTTCACCGGGTTCGGCGGGGGGTTCGGCGGTCGGGGCCACCGCTTCCATCACCACGACGGCGAACGCTTCCAGACCTTCCTTCAGGGCGTTGGCGCGTTCCTGGGGATCGGTCATCCCCAGGGCTTCGACCACGACCCCGTGAAGGGTGGACATGGCGGCGTCCACGTCGGGGTTCCCGAACGGCGGCAGACCTTCGGGGACCACTTCCCCGTCCTGCTTCGTGACGCCGGGGAACAGTTCCTTCGCCAGGGATTCCATGTCGGCCAGGGCCTTCGCCGCCTCGTACTTTGCGGCGAACTGGGACACGGTCTGCTCGATCAGTCCCTGACGTTCCTGGTCGGTGGCGTATTCGTTGATGCTGTTCAGACTGATCCGGAGGGCGTCTTCCAGACGCCACCGTTCCTCTCGCTTCTGCTCCTCCGCGTCCAGTTCGGCCAGGATGTCGTCCACCAGACGGGGTCGCTCGTCTTCCCCTTCCCCGTCTTCCATCCCGTCCTCGAGCGGCATCGGTTGCTTGACGTCGATGGACACGGCGTTCTTCCGCATCGTGTCGCACCGTTCACAGTCCTTCGGGGGCTCGCCGTCGTTCGCGGCCTTGACACACGCGGGGCACATGGGGGTCGACTTGTTGGCCTCGATCGCCGCCAGCTGTGCCTTCGCGTCTTCTTCGGTGTCGTGTTCGCCCAGGACTTCGCCGTCCATCGACAGGACGACCCACTTGTCACCACGCTGCTCGATCTTTTTGGAGACCGCCCCGGCACCGGCGTGGTCCCCACCGTCCAGTGTCGCCCCAGGATCGGCGGGCGGTGCCGGGACGGCAGTGAGCGACTTCGCCACCACATCGTCGCCGTGCGTCTTCAGGAAGTCGGTGGCCCACTTCACGACCGGGGCGATGTCGATCCCCGCCGCCTTCGCTTCGGCCAGGGCGTCCCGGTTCGACCCGACGGGCAGGATGCTCCACTCGTACAGTTCCTGCTTCTGGTAGTTGAAGCCCTTCTCCGTCGGTTCCTTCTCCAGGGGATGGAACCCGACCGACGCCATGTTCACGAACCCGCCGGACACGAGGTTGTAGATGGTGTCTGCGAAGGGATAGTCTCCCTTCTTCGGGAAGACCGTCACCGCCTTCAGTCGACCGTCCACGACGTCGATGGACTCCGACTTGGCGACGGGCGGGATGGTCGGGTCGTGATGCCACAACACCACCGGGTTCTTCCGATAGTGCGTCAGATCCCACCCTTCGGGGTTGATAGTGTCCCCGTCCCGGTCCAGCGAACCGGTGGACACGGTGAAGGTGACCTTCCTGACGTCACCATCTTCGACCGCGTCCACCTCGGTCAGTGTGCGCTTGCGAATCAGGTCCATCTGTCACTCCCCTGGCGCGTTAGCATTGCACCGTCGCCAAATGGCGTCAAGCATAGGCCCATCAGGTTTCGGCCCGTTCCCGTTCCAGACGTGCCTGTTGCTGCCAGTGGGTGTCGACCCATCCTGGGGTCGAATCCTCGGCCTGGAACAGGTCGTCCGGTTCCAGTCCCAGGTCGCCCAGGAACGCTTCGGCTTCGTCCGGACTAAGTTCGATGTCACCCGCCGGGACGGTCATGCACCGGCAGTTCACCACTTCGCTAGCCTCGTCGCACGCGGGGTCGGCGGGATACTTCAGGACGTAGCTGCCCTGGACGAGCGACGCCCAATTGAACCCGACCGGTTTGGGGTCGGCCTGACCGTACACCTGATGATTCACCCGGACCCGTTCGTCCCCGGCGGTGACCCAGTCCCACAGTTCGACCACCTGTTGCGCGACGTATTCCCTGGCGCTGTTGACCCCGACCTGGGTTTCCGTGATGGCGGCGGCGGGGACGTTCACGCCCAGGACTTCCTGCCACTGCTCCTCCAGAAGGACGGCGATGTCGTCACCGTCCAGCTGTAGCTCGACCGCTTCCGTCAGAAGTTCTTCGAACAGGCCGAAGTAGGTGTCCACCATCCGACCGATCCGACGGGACATCCTGGTGGAGAACAGCTGGGTCACGCCCCCGGCCTGTTTCAGGACGGACGCCATCGACCCACGTTCTTCCCGAAGACGTTCCTGGATCGTGGGGGACGTCATCAGAAGGTTCCGTCCACCCGTGGTGAAGGCGAGGGCGTAGAACGGGCGCATCCCGTCGGACAGGGTCGCCTTCCATTTGTTCAGGTCGAAGGGTGGACCACCTGGGCGATCCCGCATCTCGTCCCGAAGGGGTTCCAGCTGCCGGGTGAACTCCTGGACGAAGATCCGTTCCAGGGGACCGTTCACCAGTCGCATCTGTCGACGCCATAGCGCCAGACGCTTCGTGTCATTGGCCGTCGGCAAAGTCGGTGACCCCCAGCATCATGTCCATCATCGCGTCGTCCTTCTCCGACCACGACCCGAACAGACGGTCCCACCCGTCGGTGGGTTGTCCCCGAAGGTGGGCGAGTGTCCGGCGCAGATATTCCGTCTGCCGGTCTTCGGTCACCGGGATCGGGGCGTCCTTCCGAAGGGCGACCTGATCGAGGGAGTATCCGGCGACCTTAGACCAGCGAGCGATAGCAATCGCTTCGTCAGGACTGAGCCGCCGACCCTGGAAGCCCCGTTCGCCGGGGCCAGGGCTTTTCCCATTCCATCCGGTGTCTGTGTCTGTGTCCCTGGGATGCCCACCTGGACGGTGGGCGCGTTCCCAGGTCGGTCGGTGGGTGACGTCCCGTTGCCGGGGACACTGACCGACATCCTGGACGCGCCGGGGACGTTCACGCCGCCACCGAACAGGGCCGACAGACCGTTCATCAGACCGTCGGCAGCTGTGGGTCCACCCACCAGTTCCTCGAGCGACCTGACCGCACTGACACCCGCCGGGACCATGAACAGTTCATCTTCGTCGGTCCCCAGGGGGGGCAGCCCGGCGAGCCGTCGCCAGTCCTTCACCTTCAGGGTGTAGGGTGCGGACTGGGCGGTCGACAGGGCGAAGTTCTTGTCTTCCTGTAGGGGCGTGACGTAGTCGAGGACCGCCCTGGGATCGTATTCGACCACCAGTTCCCGCTGGAAGAACTCCCGCCAAGTGTCGGCCAGGGGGATCACGACATACTTCCCGAAGATGAACTCGGCGGCGTCGATGGTCGAACGGTTCGACTGGTCCAGGATTCCCAGGATCTCCGGGGGGATCCCCTGCACCTGACGGATCATGTCCCGGCTGAACTTCCGAAGGTCCAACACCTGAAGGTGCTGGTGGTCGAAGCCCAGCTGTTCCACCTGGATCTTCCGGTTGACGAAGTGCGACTTCAGGGCGTTGGCGACCCCGGCGAGGTTGGCCGTCCAGTCCTGACGGAAGGCGGTGATCTCCTCCGACGTCGCGTCTTCGATGGACACCAGAAGTTCGGGTCGCCCCCGGTTGTAGAACGACCAGCTGATCATCTTCGCCGCGTTCTCGTCCGCGTAGAACTCGTCTTCCAGGGTGGGGATCTCCCCCGACCCCCGACCGTAGGGG